AAAAAGTTGAAAAACGTGTCAAGATAGTTGACTATAAGGGATGGGTTAAACTAGTGATGGACGAATATGATAAGATAGTTTCTTGGATGTGAGCGTCTGTAGATTGATTATTCCTTTACGACGACTTTGTCTCTTTTCACTTTTTCCAGCAGCCACCTTAAATTGTCAATGTCTTCTTCAGTCATGTTGAATCTGCTGAGTTCAGCCCTTAACCGTGCAATTTCTGTTTGCTGGTCCTCTAACTGCATAAGTTTCGTCTGCAGTTCCGTTGGACTTATGATTCCTTGCACCAAGTCTAGGCTTTCAATGGCTCTAGCCTTTTTGAATGTTTCTTGCCATTTTGGAATCATCTGCAGTATGTAGCCTTCTTCCTCTGAAACTACTGTGGCGTGACCAAGATAGACGTCACGTAGTTGCTTGTCTATTCCACATGAAGCCAACCTCACGTTATCCCATGACCTCAAGTAGTGTGGGTAAACTCGCAAGCCAGTTTTTTCTTGTGCAGCCTTAAAGATTTGCCAGACTTGAGTTTTGCCTATAGGCGAAATATGCTTTCTCGCATTGTGGCGAACAACAAAATTCTGTTTATGCGTAAAAATGTAGTCGTCTGACTTCATACTTTTGTTTAACTCGTTTTCCTTAAAGACTCTGTAGATGTTCAAGCCTTTTGCAGCAGTCCCAGTTAAGAAACAGATTTGCATGAATCCTTCTGGATAGTTTTCGCTTTCATGTCCCTTCTCTGGCTTGATTACGAAAGGACTGTAAGGCTGAATGTCTGGGAACGTTAGAATATGCTTCCATTTTGGAAAGAAATCTCTCTTACAGTTTGGGCAAACTTGAAACTGTCCACGCCTCAGCGGAACGCTGACCAAAAAATCAAAAAGAATGGTGTCACGCCAATCCAACGCTTCACGAAACTTGCACAATTCATCATCGGAAATAGAAGGCTTTTCCTTCGCTCTATATGAACAGGTGATTTGCAAAAGAGGCACACGATTGTATTTGAAGAAACTACGCACAGCAGTCAGCACTCTTTTCTCAAGATGCGCTGGAACGCCATTTTGCCTCAAAAGCGACTGCCAATACTCAACAAGCCTTTCTGCAGGAAAGAACCTTTGCCTAACATTTTCATACGTTTTTAGGTCCAGCAGTTCAGTCGGGTTTTCTATGTTGACACATTTCAGAAAAAAGCAGAGCAGTGTCAAGTATCCATGTCTCGATGCGTAGCCTACTTTTCCAAGCCAGATAGAAACGTCTTGATTCACCCTTACGCTCTCTCTAATCTCGTTGGTCACAACTGACGTCGGCAAAACCTTAACGCTCTGCAAAAGACGATTGAAGTGACTGTCAAAAGTCTGTGTTTCCAACATTTTCGCTGCAGCACCATTTCAGTAGTATGCTTCAATCGTTAGATGCCAACTACACACATCGGACGCTATAACCTCGATTTTGACTGTTCCAGTCTGAGTTACGTTTAAGATTCCGCTTGTGGCATTTGTCTGCAAAGAATCAGCACCTACAACTGGATTCCAGTCGATAGTAGATTGTTTGTAAACAAAGACTCCGAAGACGTTGCCAGAATAATTCCATTTAACTCGCCACTCATCAGACATCGAAAAAGCAGACGACTGATAATCACCATTCCCAGACATGGAATCAACAAAATACCAGTTCTTAAAAGTAGCAGGCGCACTCTGAGGACGAATCACCAGTAAGGCAGTCACCAAGACAACTGCAGAGATCGCGACTGCAGCGGCAGCCAGCAAGACCTTTCTGTTCATAGTTAAGCCTCTGGAATCTTCCAGCCGTCCTTACGCTTCTTCTTAAGAATGGCTTGCAAATCTGGGATTCTAAGAGCGAAAGCAATATGCTCGCAAGATTCTTTTTCGCAAAGCCCGCAGAAAACGCCTTCTCGCTTAAAACGGATTTCAGCAAGTTGTCTTTGTTGACGGTCAAAAACTTTGACGCCGTTTTCGTCATGGTTGATTTGCTCGAAACGAGGCGGCTCAGAAGCCAACGTCTCTAGGCGTCGGCGTGCAGAATCTTCGAGAAACTGCGCTATGCTCCTGTAGCCTAGTTCTGGACGCTCGCCAATGAACTGTTCAATTCTGTTGGCAAACTCTGTTTTGATGCTTACGTTCCTAAATTTCTCGCTCATGTCCATCATTATACAATAGAGCAAGTATGCTGTATTTATGCTTTATCGAAATCTCCTATAGAAGAAAAATCAAGCAAAAACTGAGCAACCTTTTTAAGCAAAATCAAGCAACATAAAACACAGTTCTATCTCTTTCACTTTCTGCTACAGTCAAAGAAAGACTGATATGCGGTGTGAGAGTGGACGCTCATGGTTCACAAAAGGTCAAAAGAAAAATTAGAAGAACGAAGAAAAAAATCATTGGCACGTTGGCGGTGACTTAATGGCTAAACGTGGTCTGAGAAGCGTCTACGCCAAACAGAAGCGTGCCATGAGAAAAATCCTTCTCGAACAAAGTTACCGTGACCCTGAAAAAGCCGAAAACATCAACCTACTAAACCACTCAGCAATGACAGATGAACTGAACAGAAAGTTTCAGCACGTCATAATGGCTGTTGTGCTGTCTAGTGATAAAGGCGACGTTTTAGTGGATTCAAGAGGCGAAGGTTCACTCCAGAAGTGAATACAACGGCAATTAATGTTGCAGTCATGAATGCAAACAAAAACAAGAATGATGGGAACTCTGGAATGGTTACATTGTTAACTCTAATGGTATTGACCACACCAAAATATTTGTCGTGACTAACAAATTCGAAATCAACGTTCTCCATAACGTGGATGTATGAGAATGGAACAAGCCACTCTACATATCCCAAATCACCAGCCGCCATTTCAAGTCGCCCTTTTGTATTCCATGAAAGCGTTGTTTCATTCCAACCCAAAAGAACGCCCACATTTTGAGAACCGCCAACTACGTAATCATACCCATTCGGGTCGCCAGTGGAAGAATTTTTATCATCTAATCCAATCATATACGTTGTGGTGTCCCAGTCTGCGGGATATCCACCTCGCACTTTAATCATTAAATAAAGATTGTTGCTATCACAGTGAACCCAGGCCTCTAACAAGTCAGCGCAAATATCATGGTAACTTTTAATGTTGTATGGTGGGTCTGTTCCAATGGGTGAAAGACCTAAAGCAACCCAATCATTTGGGTTTCCATCAATCGTTATACCCCCATTTGCTTGAACTATAGGAAAAGATGCTAGCAACAGAACATAAACCACTATAGCCATTATAGCCAGAAATCTCATTCCCTATTTCCTCGCTCTATTATTATTTGTGAATCATTCAACGAAATTTCGAGTTGCTCTTTTTCCTTTATGTCTAAGGCTCTAATTATGTCCATTGGTATTGTTATTCTGAAACTGTCTCCAGATTTGAATACGCTTCGCTTAAATTTGATAGGCATGTTAATTACCAATTAATAGAACGATGGCGATATATTTAAATATAACGCTATCGTTGTATAGAACGAGGAATAGAACGATGGAAATCTTGTTTAGGAAAGCAAACAGCAGCGGCTTATTCCAATGGAGCGTCAACGGCAAGCGGTGGTATCCAGTCCGCTATGACAACGTCGTTGTTGACGACGAAATGCGGAACAGAGCAGAAATCATGAACAAGGCGTTGCAAGGCGAAACTTTGAGGCTTGACGGCTGCTACGTGAAGTCAACGAAGGTTTTGGCAATTAGCCAAATTCAAGGTGATTGAAATGGGAAATGAACATCTTAAGCGAATTTTGGTTGAGAAGGGTAGAAGGCACGGCTTATCAGATGAAGAGTTGCTCGCTGCAATCCATGAAGGCTTAGTGGAAGTAACGTTCAACTTTGAGGCATAAACATGACTAGATGCTACGAGTTTTATTGTGTTGTCTTGAACAATCCGTCTTTCTGCGCCGAAAAAAGCGACAGAGCTGTAGCCTACATCAACAAATACATTAAAATCATGCAAGATAAAGGAGTCAAATTCGACAAGTCACCAGAAGATAAGGCATTATTCGAGTCATTGCAAAAGGAAGTAGGTTCAGAATTTGCAGTTACACAACCTCAACCAGAAGAATCTTTAGACACGTTTGACGCAAAACGCAAGTTCTTGCAGTCGAGTGAAAGTATTCCTCAACCAGAAACCCCATCGGAACACGGATTAGATTCCGAACCAGCTTATAAAGAGCCTCGGAATGAAATCCAAACTGAAGACATTCCTTTAATCACAGAAACACCTCATCAGAAACAAAACGTTGAATCTTGCTCTGTTTGCCAAACAGCGCCACCACAAGCCTTCCAAACAGCCACTCCGCTACCATGCAGCAGCTGCCACGTAAACACTTACTTCAGCCGAACCAAAAGAAACGGCGCCGTCATCTGCAGCCTATGCCTAGAACGTGAATGGAAAAAAGGCACACTCAAAGAAAGCGACCTACTCAGTAAAGACGAAACTCCAGTAGAGGCGCCAAAACCAGAATCAAAACCCCAAGTCAAAGAGTGGAAGCCAACAGACAAGTGGGAGCACAGAGCCGCACAAATGCAGCCACAACATAGTCGTATAGAAGAATCTTTGCTCCTAAAACTTCAAGAAACAGGCCTGCATCCAATCACAGACAAAGAATTCTGCATACAATCCACAACGCCAGACTTCTATTTTCCAGACAAAAACCTCGCAGTCTACATAGACGGAAAAGTGCATGAAGGCAAAGAAGAACGTGACCAAACCATTCGAGAACTCTTAACCAAAAGGTTCGGAGTCAAAGTAGTTTCAATCTCCTACGAAAACTTCACCCAAGAAGAAACAGAACGAGTCCTCAAAGAAATCCAATCCCTTCTATAAGGGAAACCTCTTCTTTTTTTAACGTTCACAATTTCTTATAGAAAACAACATTCCAAGTGATAGAACATGACACTTCCCGAAGAAGTTCTGGAAAGACGACGCAAAGTAATCGAGTTACTCAGCCACGGGCTAACTGAAAGAGAAATCGCACGGCAACTTGACGTGAGTGAACCAACTATCTGGCGAGATGTCAAGGAACTAAAGGCGGACCCTGAATGGTTCAAAAACTACCTCAGCAACTTGTTCACTCGAATCCTTAATGAAATGGATTTAGCCAACGCTGGAGACCGCAGATGCGTTTTCACCAACGTCTGCCGTCTGATGGGTAAGATGATGCCTGAAAACATCAAGTTAGAAGGTTTGGCGCCGTTAATTGTGAAAATGTGGAAGCCAGAGGAAAATGCAGTCACAAAATCAAGTGACAATAAAGTTTCAACCACATCTGAAGCAGAAACAGTTCCTTAATGACCGCTACCAAATTATGTATAGAGCCGTCTTCGCTGGCACGGGCAGCGGCAAAACAATCGCTGGCATATTTGAATGTTTAAGGTGGCTGCTGGAAAATGACGGCATAGTCGGCTACGTCTTTGAGCCTTCTTATCCAATGGTTAGGCGCATCCTAATTCCCACGCTTGAAAATGAGTTGCTTCTAGGCAAACCCATCGAAGCAAACCCGCTAGTAAAATCCTTTAGTCAAACTGAAAATCGAATAGACTTCAGAACTGGTCCAATAGGCTCAAGACTGTGGTTTGGAAGTTTGGAAGAGCCTGAACGTGCTGAAGGACCAAACATAGATTTCTGCCACGTCGACGAAGCACGGCTAGTCAGAAACTTCGAGACCGCATGGCAAGTCATAATTCGTCGACTAAGAGGCAGCAACTCAACCCTAGACTATCCCCGTGGTGCATGGGTGACTACGACGCCAGACGCCCCGAACTCAGCCCTACACAAATTCTTTGAAAATCCTAACACAAGAAACGTCCGCTCAAAAGTTTACCGCTGGAGCATATACGACAACCCAAAACTCCCCAAAGACTTCGTAGCAGAGGTCGAAAAGGCTCATACAGGCGGCTTAGCGGAACGATTCATTTATGGGCGATTCGCCATTGCTGGCGGGGGCAGCATACCCTTTGACGCAACCCTTCACATGCGAGAGATAGAGCGAAGTCGCCTAGCAGAAGTAAGATACGGTTGTGACTTTGGCTGGACGAATCCTACAGCCGTCGTCGCGGTAGGATATGACGGCGACGGACGAGCTTACGTGCTAGATGAACTTTATCAAAGTCAACTACGCACCGAAGACTTGATTTCAGCGATACAAGAACTTTACAAAAGATTCGGCGTCGGAAAGGTGTTCTGCGACGCAACGTCACCCGAAACCATAGACGCACTCAAACGCTCTGGTATACTGGCTGAACCAAACACGGTTAACCGTGTAGACGGCTTACGTGAACTTGGCAGCAGATTCGCCAAAGCCTCTGATGGGCAGCCTAGAATTTTCGTGAGCGCCAAATGCGTGAACTTGGTCAGCGAAATCATGGAATACAACGAGAACATCAAGGAAAGAGACCACGCCGTCGACGCATTACGTTATTCGTTGAAAGTTAAGCCTCAAGGCGATATTCGAGCATTCAAAATCGGAAGGTAAAACATGAGCGGAAAAAAACAAGAAGAATGTGAAGTTGCTGGACTCAATCCCAAGTGTCCTTACATCTCAATGATAACACAGTCTACGAAAGACTCGGCAACGGCGTGCAAAGACATAGCCGAAATCAAGAAAGCAATAATGGGTGATTTGGAGAGTTCAGAAAACTCGATTGTTACGAGAATCAAAAACATAGAAGAAAAACTTAAACGACGCTGGAACCTCAGAGACGTCGGCGCACTTTTTCTAGGTTTAGCAGCGTTACTAACTGCGCTTGTAGCAATTTTAAAAGGCTAAGAAAATGAGCAAATCACAGAAAAAACCAGAAAAGAAGAAAGTGAAAGTCTCAGTTACGAAAGATACTAAACTCAAGAGTATGCGAGACTTCCGAATAGGCGTTTCTTTCGGCTCAGACCAGATGAGCGCTAACGTGCCAGACCGCACAGCCAGCAGCAAACCAGTCTTCGGCGGAAACATAGACGAAGAGGACATAGAGTTTGCTGCCAGACGTGAACCAATCGGTCACAGAATAGTTTTCGGCGTAGCCCATGATGTCTTTGACAAGTGGTTTGAACTAGAAAACATCGAAGACCCAGAAGACACGGATTTAGATAAGCAGGTGCAGAAGGAACTGGAGCGGCTACATGCCAAAGACGCTTTGACAAGAACCCTAGTTTTCGAGAGGATTTACGGCTACGCTGCACTTGGCATTTCATACGGCGACGCAGCAGAAGAATTTGAGAACCCAGTTGACAACGCCACACACATCAGCGACTTGGTTGTTTACGGCAAAAAAGACATAACTAAAATCGACGATGACACAGACCCAGAAAGCGACAACTACGGCTACCCAGAATTCATCTACGTGAAAGGCGAAAGCAACGAGGACATTAAGATTCACATGAGCCGATTCGTGTGGTGCAGCACTAGGCTGTTAGACCACAGATACAAAGGGTTAAGCGCTTTAGAAGTAGTCTACGACGATTTGACTGGTCTACGAAATATGCGTTGGTCTTTGGTTATGGCAATGGTGCGGCATGGCTCTGGAATACCCGACGTCACCATAACAGGCGCTACCCCCAAAACCATTGACGACTTCATTGACAGCGGAGCATTCGACAACCTAAGCGTAATGAAGTATTTTGTGCATGGCGAAGACAAGTCGCTGGAGTTTAAGGGCGCTGAAGGCGTAGCGTTTGACCCCATGAAATTTGTTAAGCCAGTCGTTGAAAGCATCAGTTCTGGCAGCATGATTCCCGAACCTATGCTGCGTGGCGCTCAAGCAGGCGAATTAACTGGCTCAGAAGTGAACGAAAGAGAGTATTTTAAACTTGTTAGCGACTGCCAATCTAGGCTAGAGCCTTTCGTCAAAGGAGTCGTAAACGCTGTCTTGAAAGTGCTGTTCAAAGAGAACGTTCCAGACTACCGTATCAAGTGGAAAGGCGCTTACGAAATGAACGAGTTGGACAAAGCCAATCTCGAGCTAACAAAAACCCAGACAGCCGTGCAGAAACTAAAATACATGACCGTCAACGAGGTCAGAGCAGCAGAACTAGGCGAAGACAAGGACGTGCCAGAAGGAAACGTTATACTCGGCATAGTAGAGCTCGAGGCGAAAAGCGCTATGTTTCCGTCTACACCAGCGTCTACACCGACAGCAGATTCAGCAACCGTAACCAACATGCAAAACGACTTCAAAGCAAGCCTACAAAAAATCTATGACGACGTGAAAACAAGTAAACTCACTTTCGACGAAGCCATGCTCCGAGCCGAAATGGTTGTTGACGAGCACATTCAAAGCATGAAGCGCATCACAAAAACCCATCTGGAAGCCAGACTAAACAGACCTATCAAAGAGTTGTCGCCAGAAAACGAGGCTCACATGATAGCGTTGAAGCGACAATACGTCGCTGATTTCAGGCGTATCCTAGAGGATTCTGGTTATGGGCGAACAGCATGACAAGCACTCTGTCAGAAATAAAGGCTAAGTTGCTGGAACTTCAGAAGACAGTTTGTGTAGACCGTGCCTTATGCTTGAACGCTGCAAAATGCCAAGAATACGAGTATGCCAAAAACTGTGAGGCTAACAAACTGATGAACGAAATCCTACAGTTATGTGAGGGATAAGAAACTGGTTGACTTCTGGAAAAGCGAAGAAGGTTTACTGGCTCGATTTGACATGTTGTCAGAATACGCTACTTGGAGAACCGTGAACGGAGCATTACAAGCATACGCAAGTGAAGCAGGCGTTAAAGAGTTTGAGTGGGTCACAGAAATCACCGAAACAACATGCAACTATTGTGATGGGCAGAGTGGAAGACGCTACCGCATCGGGCAGTTTATGCCTCAAATCCCCGTTCATTATTTTTGTCGTTGCCATTGGGCAATAATCATGTAGAAAAAAGGGAAAGAGAAGACTTACCGTCTTCAATGTCCTAACGCCATTTAACCGCTATCACAACAATCAAGAGAACAGCGATTATGGCAATCAAGTAGACAAAGTTCATGTTTAAGCCAGTCTCAACAAGTTCAGCGCCTACGCCTACTGTTGGCGCAGCAAAAACTACTCCGTCTTCCATGTAGTCAATAGCAAACAACGCTGCAGAGATTAGAAGCAACGCAGTAACTATCTTGGCTGTCCTCTTGCTGTGCGGTTTCGTTTTTGTGGTCATGGTTTTTCACCTCACGTATTTATGCTCTAATATTGCTCGAATTGCGGTAATGTGTTTTATGACGTGAAAATTCGGATTTGAAAGCAATGATTGAATGGGAACGAAAAGCAACATTGATTCTAGGCTTGCTAACGATAGTTTCAGCCATCTTCGTAGGCTCATTCATCGACGGCTACGTGACAACAAAACTGCTGTTTCCTAACGGCATCTGGAATCTCCGTCCATGGTGGTGGATAAACGGACTAATTCTTCTGAACATCTGCGCTCTCGCAGCAGTAGCAAGCATACTCTCAGACCACACGAAACAAGCAGAGGAAGACTATGTCGGAGCGCTACTCATCTTCGGCAGTTCACTAATTGTAGTATGGTCTGGATTAGCCGACATAATCTCAGCATGTTGGCAAACGTTGTTCTGGACTGGAAACTTCTTCGCTGGATTCTTCTCATGGTTCTGGGACGGGCAAGTTGGCTACGGCTGGTGGTGGTGCGACTGGACACTTGCAGGCTGGCTAAGCAAAATAGCAGGCCACGAGCATGCTCAGTTTTCATTTATGATTTTAAGTTCTATTATTGGAGTGCTGATTCTCATCGGTTTATGGCTTGTTTACCTATTCAAAGTTAAGGACGTGAAAACATGAAGAAAATAGCATTCAGTCAAGTTGAGTTAGACGCCACAAAAATTGAGGAAGACGAAAACGAGATCCGTATACCTGCAGTCCTCGCTAGAGTAGGCGTGCTACCATACAAGCAAGGCAAAGCATTCAGACCTGAAGATGAACTGCGGAAAAGTCTGTTCACCTTCGAGGGCGCTTGGACCACAAGCGGAAAGCACCCAGACGCAGCCGTTGACTTGCCTATTTTGACTAGTCCAAGAGACATCTCTGGAAAAACAACGAACATCACTTGGGACGAAGGAATCAAAGGCGTAAGAGGCATGGTTCACCTCTTCAAACTATCCAACAAACCCGAATTTCTAGTCGACGTGAAAACTGGAAAACGCAAGGACGTGAGCATAGGCTTCCTTTATCGAGAAGACTTGCAAAAAGGTGTGCATGAAGGTCAATCATACGACTTCGTTCAACGTGACATCTTAATTAACCATGTAGCCGTCGGCGTTCCCGTTGGCAGAGCAACACAAGCAGGTATCCCATGCACTCTGGAAGTTGATGACTATGGCGAGGCACAAGTAGCAGCAGACCCTTGGGAAACAACAGAGAACAGCATACGCAGCGGACACGGCAACAAAGAAAAGTATGACCCCGACAGTTTCAGAACCATCGACATAACAAGCGGAATCCAAGCGGTTATCGCTTGTCCTAAAGGCAAATGGGCAAATGGAAAGTGTCAAGTCGGCACAGAGGTCCAGTCATACATCTTCGACAAAACCAAGTTTGACATGACTAAAGCGAAAGCATGGTTCAATGCGCATGGAGGCGGCGACGCAGTTTTAGCCTTAGCCAAAGTCATTGTTGATTCCACAAGCGGCGGAGTTGCTGCAATAGTTCTCGTTCCTAGCGGTGGCGTAGGTGCAACAATTTCCAACAGCAAAAAGACTCCAGAAGACGAGATTGAGCGCACAGAAAAACTGTTGGAAATGCTGCCGAGTTCATAGTCAAGTGGTTTGATTATTTCTCTTCCACTTGATAGCCGTGACGTATTCTCCTTTCTCTTTGGCAGTAATGTATGAAAGCATACTCGCTGAAGCGTCACGGCTCTCCTAGTCGCTACATTATTAGAAATTGGCGTAAACCAGATTTGCGGCAAATGAAGGCGTAACGCAAAATTCAAACCAAACCTAAAAAGGTGAAAAAAGAAAATGCCAGAAGAATCTAAAGGAAACGAGACTAAAGATTTGACAAAAATTTCTATCGACGAGATAGCCTTTCAACTGCAGAAAACCACGCAAGAACGAGACGCATTTAAGGCACAAGTTGATAGCCTAACAGAACAACTGGGAAAAGCCAATGGCGTCATTGAGGCGCAAGTTCGAGCGAACCTAGGCTCAGAACTCATGGCACGCACCAACTTGACGAAAGAAGACCTAGCCAAAATATCAACTGAAGAAATGGCTGCACACCTCAAAACCCTACGCTTAGCCAAAAATGCCAGCAAGCCTTTACCCGCTGGAGACGCAGCAAACCAAAACCCACATTTCACAATGCCAGACCTCTACGCTGAAGCGTGGAAAAAGAAATAGGTGAACAACCATGCCACAACATCTAACTAAACCAGCAAACAGCGTCTTAGTCGCTGGAACACCATTCATCATTGAAATGGAAATAGGCGCAAACGCTACAGCAGCCAAAATGCTGCCTAAAAGACTTGTTATCTTGGACACTAACACGGGCGAAATCAAAGAGTGTGGAGCAAAAGCAAACAACATACACGGCGTCCTCATGGAAGCACCAGACAAACTAATCACAACTGCCTATGCTGTAGGCGACCAAGCCAAAGTCATCGTAGGCGGACCATGCATCGTCGTGTGCAAACTCACAAGCGGCGGAATGGCATCGCCAGCCGTCGTTCAAGGCGACTATCTAGTTTCTGGAGCAGACGGAAAAGTCCAGAAGGAAGCCGTCGGAGCGATGGGCGCTCAAGGCATGCGTATCGGTCAAGCATGGGAAGCAGTTAACCCGACAAGTGCAGACGCAGACGTTATGGTGTTGCTGAATAAGTCAGCAGACATGAAGGCGGCAGCTTAGTGAAAGGTGACTGAACATGCAGAGATTAAGCAGAGTAGGAATTGAAACTGGACAGTTAACCGACGAAGAAATCAGATTCATCGACGAAAGAATCATCGCAGCCGTGAGACCAAAACTCATTGGCAGACAACTCTTTACCCGTGTTCCATTGCCACACGTTGGAATCAAGAACTGGCGCAAATACACGGAGACCGACATGAGCGAAGCAACGATAGACATGGAAGGCATCGTAAACCTATTTGACCACACGCAATTAGCAGAAGCCGACGTAAAAGTTCCAGTATTGAGCAAAGGATTCATGATGTTCTGGCGAGACATCATCGCCGCTCGAAGAGGCGGCATTCCAATCGACACGCTTAACGTGGAAAACGCTGCTCGCCAAGTTGCTGAAGAAGAAGACAAGCTACTGCTAACTGGTGAATATACTGGTTGGAAAGCACTTGGAATTCAAGGACTCGCAACTGCAACTGGAAGAAACACGAAAGCAACCGCTGGCGTATGGTCCACAATCGCCAACATTTACACGGACATAAGCGCAGCCATCACAGAACTTGAGACTGACGGATGGTATGAAAACTACGCCCTAATTCTTAGAGCCTCATTGAACGCTAGACTACGCCAAGTCAACACGAACACAAGTGACATAGTCAGAACAGTATTGCTGAAAATGGTTGACAAAATCTTTGTCAGCGACAGCGTATTTAGCAGCGCTGGCGCTACGACAAGCGCTCTTGTGATTTCCGCTGAACAGGGCAACTTCGAGTTAGGCATCGCCCAAGACACCACTCAATACACTTGGCAAGATAAAGACCAGAACACCATCGGCAAAGTCTACGAGGTTCTCGTTCCTAGAGTTAATCAGCCAACGGCTATTTGCGAACTTACGGGTTTATCCTAGGCTAACTAACGTAACTTATGCCTCTCACCTTCCCCTTTTTTAGTATTAAGTTAATGCGAAAGGAGATTAGGCTTTGAGCGAAGAAGTGAATGAATTAATCATGTTTACACAGCGACTTTTGAAGGCAAACGAGACAGTTGAAGCCTTCAGAATGTTGCTGGACCTTATGCCGAAAGGCGAAGGAAGCCAACTAGACGCCGACATGGTAGACGGCTTACACGCAGACGAAATCGTTGAGCGTGCGGTCCAAGCCATTCGAGAGGCTGAAAGAGTGATTCATGGCTTCCGTTCAGTTTCAAACGTGGCGCATAAAGCCACTCATCTCGTCGGAAACAGCGATGCCTTCGATGGCGCAACCGACGAACTCAGTTTTCAAATTGAGAAGGTAAACGGCACGGCTGGCATAACTGGAAAAAGCCGTGTTGTCTACAACAGCGTTGACGACCATGTTTACGTCGTCATTTCATAGTGACCAAAAATGGTAACTTTAAAAAAGATTCCTTGGTTCGACGAAGTAGCAGCATTAGGCGATACCGCACCACAAATTGTTCAAGTGCAAACTGCAAGCGGCGGCGTTGGAGCAACAGCATCGAGAATCGACCACAAACATGACTTGTCTGTAGGTTCTCCAGTAGCGTTAGATGGAAACGCTGGAGACGGAACTGGAACAGCAGCAGCCAGAAACGACCACAAACACGCTTTAGGACCGTTAGCCGTATTGCTGGATTTCAACAAAAAAGAAGCGCAGAATCTAGTTTTTCACAATGCAGCCACCATAACGACGCCAGTAAAAGGGCAAGTCTACTACGACACGGACGACGACCATCTCTACGTTTGCACAGTCGCATAAACTTTCAAGAGGTGATAACTGTTTATGGAACGAAAAAAGGTTAGGGAAGACGCTAAATCAAAGGCTGTTCGATATGCGTCTGACTATATTTCGGGTTTTGTGGAAGGGTTAGAGCAGAAGTGGCGAGAAGACAAGAAAAGAGAATTGCAAAACTGCTACAACGCTTTAGCGGAAGTTGCGTTAGCCTATCCAAGCACAGTTTCTTTGATAGCAACCAAAATTCTTGAGCATCAACTTATTCAAAGCGCCATCTCAGAAGGAGCAACTGAACAGCTTACCCCGATAGAAGTGAAAGCGAGCGAAAAGTAACTTGGTGACGCTTAAGAAGATTCCTTGGAGCGATGAAGGCGGCGGCGTCCACGACGTTTTAAGCGCTACACACACCGACACGTTAGCCGCTGCCGTAGTTGCTGGAGACATCATAATCGGCAATGCTACGCCTAAATGGGCTAGACTGGCGAAAGGAACGGTAAACTACGTTCTGAAAATGGGCGCTTCCTTACCAGCATGGGCGCAAGTTGCTCACTCCGAATTATCTGGCGTGACAGCAGACCAACATCATGCTCAAGCACACGACCATCTTAACGACCATTTGAAGCCAACATACCTAGGCAAGATTCCAGCGATAGGGGGAGTAAGCGACCTTTACCTTTACTGTCTCGATGCTGACGATGCTCAAGCCCACAATAGATTCTGTCCGTCCGAGCATCTGTATGGCTATCTTGGTAGCGTAACTAAACATTGGTATGGACTATACGTTAGCATGATTCATTTGGAGTATGACTTGCGTATGCAGTCGGGCGGTTTAATCATGTTTCCCGACGTTGCCTCTTGCCATGCGACGTTGCGTCCGACAACCGCAAACTACGGTCACATCGGCACAAGCACATACTATCTTTACGACATCTACAGCAACTACCTCTACTACAAGACACATGGACCTTTCGACGCTTTGGACGACATAGCATTGCTGCGAAGAATAAAGTCTCATCCGACTAACATGGACCAGAAAACTGGGCGTGCAGAAGTTGATTGGTCAACTGTGCCAGATGAAATTAAGGCTTACGAACCCGAAGACGTCTACGACAAAGACGGAAACTTGATTGTTGAAAAAGGTTTTCACGACTTGTTTGACGTTGGCGCTGTCAACGGTTTATTGATGGGCGCTATAAAACAGTTGGCAGACAAAGTTGACGCCTTAGAACTACAGGTTAAGGCTCTTTCAAAGTGATGTGATCTAAATGGTTGACGTAACAGCAGACTATACGCTAGTGCTGAAACGTGTCGGCATAGAAGCCGAAACCGTTGAAACAGCACAATACGTTACGGAAGCCGCTGCATGGCTCAGCGACCAAGTAGGCAGAACCATCAATAAGGCTAGTTGCACAGAAGCAGAAGCAGAAGCCATACGCAACCTAGCAGCAATCAAAGCCTACTTCGACGTAACAGGCATATCTTCGACTGGCTGGACAGCAAACCTAGGCGGCTTAACCTTCAGCGGAGCACCAGACAAAATCGCCATGATAAACGACTTGTGGAAACTAATTAAAGAATTCATCAAAGTCAACCGAAGCACAGCCTTCAAAACTGGAGAAGCAGAATACTGATGCCCGTAAAAATTCAAGTGCAAATCGACAGAAGAAATCTTGACGAACTTGGACGCCGAATCCGTGAGGTCTACCCGAAAGCGTGGCAAGAACTTCTCAGTCACATAGCGATTCAAACAAAAGAAACCATGCAAGACAACATGCCCTACAAAACTGGGTGGCTACGCCAAAGCGTCGTAACAGAAGTTAGAGGCGCCACGGTTCTCACATATCCAATAGCGTTTTACGCTCCATTCGTAGACCAAGGCACAAAACCACACATCATTTTTCCACGTTTCAAACAAGTCCTACACTTTTACATAGGCGGAAAAGGAATTTTCGCAACATACGTCCGACACCCCGGGTTTGCTGGAAGACATTTCATTGATAAGACGAAAGACCAGATGAAAGAGAAACTGCGTGTGTTTGTCATAAACTTTTGGAAGGAACTTACAAGAACTGAGTGATTTAAAATGGGATTAGTCGCAACCATAGAAGCCGTCATAGACTTGCTAAAAAATGATACTGTGCTTAATCTTTCAACATGGCATTTTGGAATGCCACTCACAAGAACTTATCCTTTTGGCTACGTGAAACTTGACGAAGGACCAATAGACCAGCAAGCGATGAAAGTGGATTTGTGGTCCATAAACATGCATGTAGTCGTAGTTCACAGCACAAAAACTGATGATGACGCAGAAAAATACGTTGCGAACGCAATAGACAGAATCTCAATTATTCTGGCTGCTAACCCAACTTTGAAAGGAACAGTTCGAGACACGAGACAGAAGCACTTGAGCGCAGATAACCTTCTGCTCGGAACGGATTGGGGGCACATAAACGAGAACATTGCAGCAGCCATACTTACTATTCAAGTCTTGTTTCTGAAGGACAAGTCGTAACAAATTCACAGTCATGGATTAACCATGTAAAAAAACAATAGGAGAAAAAAACATTGGTTGAAGCAGACCCTATCACGTTCGCCGATGTAAAACAAGCACAAACCGTTGCGAACAAACTGCGCACACAGTTAGCGATAGCAACCGTTACAACGAATGAAACAGTCACATTCAACATAGGCACACTTGTCTACGCTGCTGCCGCCAAAGCAAGTGATGGCTCAGTTGTCACATGCACGAAATCGGGCGGAGTAGTCACCATAACACAAGCAGCGCTAACGGACGAACTGGTCTACATACACGTTGTTGGAAGTGTGTAAGCGTGAGCAGCGTAATCACGCAGCAAAGCGAGTCCTATCTAGCGCCAGACCAAGGAATCGACAACGTGCTGTTCACTTTCCAAGTCTACGCTGAAACTGGCAAATTCTTTGACCTACACAAATTCAACACTTTTGACTTAATCAAACTGTTCAAAGCAGCCGACGGAACCGAAATTGAACTCTCAGTCGTTGGAAACCGTGTGACCGTTGTAACAGAAGGCATCGCTGAATGGTGCTTCGGCTTTGTCATAGGCAAGTTTGTGCCGTCCCCATAAAAAATTGATTGAACAAAACGGAGGTGAAAGGAGAAAATGTCGTTACCCGAAATAGGAAGAACAGCCGTCGTTCTCATGGATTCAGTTGAAATCGGATACGCTAAAGGCTGCAGAGTAGGCATCGACGCTGGAGCAATCAAAGACTACAAGTTAGGCAGCGCTGACCCAGCAGTTCTCGAATATGGTAATTCTAGTTATCCGTTTTCCGTAGACAAAATGTGGATTGACAGCACATACGTCGACAAGGTAATAGCCAAAACCAAAGTCACTCTTGAATTTAGACCAGAAGGCACAGGCGGCTCACTCAAGAAATACACGCTCGCAAACTGCGTATTAACCAACTGGGAAATGACCATTGAACAAGAAGGCGTAGTCCTAGAAAGCGTGAGAGGCGAAGGCAAAACATTCACTAGCGGAGCACAATAGCCCTTTCTGCCTTTTATGGAGCGTTTTTTATGGTTGAAAAGAAACCAAGTAACAGTGACGTTTACCTTAACTTTGGCATGATAGCCTATGGATCACTCGAAGAAATCGAGAAACTACAAAAAATAATCAAGGCTGACTGCCAACCGCTTAGAGTCATCTATCAAACGGTGACTGCTAAGAGACTGTATCTAACAAAAAAAAGCAACATGGAAAAGGAGCGTGATTTAGGGAAATGAGCAAGGTAGAAGAGTATAAGAAGAAACTGGAAGATTGGGAGCAGAAACAAGCGAAGAAAGTAGGCAAAAAATTCAATCCAAAACAGTTGCTAGAAGACGCTAGAGAATTCAAGAGAGTTAAGCATCCAGAACTAGGTGAAGTTGTTATTAGCGTGTTAACGGTCACGGACTACACGGAACTCGGCAAAATTGAGGACAACAAAGAACGTGCAGTCCAAATGGTTTGGCGTAGTCTGAAGGCTGGCTGTCCAGAGTTGACAGTTGACATGGTTCGAGAATTTCCAATGGACGCAACAAACGAGTTGCTAAAACTTGTGATGGCTCATTCAGATTTTTTGCCGAAAAAACTGAGACTATCCGAGACTGGATTAGCGCCAGCGGAGACGCCCAGACGATAGGCTTGATTCTACACGAGTTTCCACAATACAAACTCGAAGACTTAGGCAAACTGTCGCCGTTCCAGTTTCAGTTTCTAGTAAAATGGCTTGACTGGTATTTCACTCGCAAAAGGTGAACAAAACGAGCGTAAAAATCGGCATCGAAATAACAGCGGACGATAAGGCAAGCCCTCAAGTTGTGGCTGCAGTCGAAAAAATAGCGAATAGCCTACAAGGACTTGAAAAAACTGGAGAAAACGTCGTAACCACAACAAACAACATGGCTAAAAGCGCTGAAAAACTAGGTTCAGAACTTGACAAAGCAAGCGGAAAAGTAGCGAACAGCCAAGACAAAATGCAAGTAAGCACGAAAGACACGGTTTTTGCATTTAACAATCTGGCAACCGCAGCATTCAGCATATACAACGCTTACGACCGAGTAGCCGACTACGCTGTTCAAGTGGACCGAGCAAACCTTATGGTTAAACAGTCAGCCAACGCTGTCGAAGATGCTCAAGTTCGCTATAATGTTGCTGTAGAAAAGTTTGGTCCAGCAAGCGAACAAGCGAGGCTGGCAGCACAAGACTTAGCGAATGCTCAAGAACGTTACGGAGTAGCCGTTGAAAGAGCGAACATGATGGCTGGAAATTTCAACGAAACTATACTTCAGTCGGCTCTAACTGTGATTCCGACTTCAATGACTGCTTTAGACAGCATCATTAGAATAACGAAGGCGTTTCAACTAGCGGAAGAGGGCAGCGTTCTAGCGAAAATTGCTAGCGCTGGCGCAAGCGTTAAGAAAACCATAGTTGAAATTGCTGGAGCAGTCGCATCGAAACTCGCTGCCGCAGCCGACTGGATCCACAACGCTGCGTTAACTGTGAAAATCGGGTTGCTTACATTGGGCATTGGCTTAATCGCTGTCATGGCAGCCATCACAGTCACTTTAGCCATGCAAAGCCGACTCGCTGCTGGAGCAGAAACAGAACTTTCCAAAGAAACTCTTAAAGCAAACGAAGCGATGGCTGCGTTTCAAGTCTCTATGGACGCTTCCTATGATTCAGCAGCCAAACTAACCGACAGAATAAGCCTATTGAAAAGCACCATAGGAACTGGAGAATCAGTCATTAACAAGAACAATCAACGTCTTGCGGAATTGAACGACTTAATCCAGAGAGCAGAGACGTATCTTAACAGTTACATAAACTCAATGTCATACCAAACCCGTGTGAGAGAAAGCGGAATAAACGCATTGAAGGCTGAAAGAGACGCCTTACTGGAACAGAATGGCACGATGAACGATAACGTTCAATCAATGAAACAGCGAACTGTAGAACTTGAACGCATGGCAGCGGTCGACAAATTCTACTTTGAAACATTTACGCAAGCAACGACTGCTTGGCAAGAATCCGTTGTTTCTGCGGCGCAAAGAGTTAGAGACGTGTTAGAAGACACAACTCTAGCAAGTGACCAAAGCCTTCAGCAATCAGCAACAATCATTCAAGATTTCGCTACTCAATGGAATATGACTTGGGACGACGCTGCAAAAACAGTTTACGGCGCAGTAAAAGACATCATTAAAGAAGAGGACAAACTTGCTGAAGCAGCCAAAAAAGCATCGGAAGAACAAGAGAAAATCTTTCAGAAACATGCTGACTGGCTTGAAAACGCCTACTTCAACCGTGTCACACAGAAAACAGAGAAATTCACTAGCGACCTACAACTCTACGGAAACGCATATAATTTATGGCTTGGACTCAGCACCGACATGACCATAGCCATTGTGCAGCAATTCGCTGACCTATGGGGCGTATCATGGGACACGGCAGCAAAAATCTTGGAAGACTACGTTAACGAACAACAAAGCCTGTTAGACGAGAAAAACCGTCAACTTGAAGCGGCAAACGCTGAAGCAGAACGAATCATGCAAGAGCATCTGGCCACAATTTCAACCTACTATTTCGAGAACTACACAGCCAAAACCGCAGATTTCATTGAAAGCCAAAAAGGGTTTGCCAAAGAATTCATAGACATTCTTGAAAACCAGAACATAGATACTCAAACTAAACTGAGCATGGCTGAAAGCCTAATCAGCCAATTCGCCGCTCAATGGGGCATCAGTTGGCAAGACGCCGAAAAAATCATTCAAGAAGCCGTGGCAGCGATTGAAGCAGCAACCGCTCAAGTGCCAAAAACCATTAAAGAACAACTCATCGACAGAGCGCAAGCAAATCTCGAAGCATTCAAAAACTGTGCATCTGGCAAATTCTACGACATCACAAAGGATTCTAAGGCTTCTTGGGATACGCTAGTCACAGACACCAACGACCTAATCACTGCTGGCTTGCTTGGTCAAGCGCAAGATAACATTCAAGCCTTCGTCGACTGCAGCACAAACAAGCAAGCCGACATGGTTAAACAGATAGACGGTTACTTAGCGGATTTGACACAAGAATACGACGCTAACATAGCGAAAATTGCTGAACTCGTTGCAGCAGGCAAAACTGAGGAAGCAGCAATATTGGAAGCCGAAAACGCCGATATTATGGCTAAGATTCAGCAACTTGAAGCATGGAAGCAAATGATAATTCAAGAATCTTGGAACACAATTAACGCCACAACAGCACAAGGCGTTGCAAATGAGATAGCGCAGATAGCACTTTTGCAAGGTCGTTGGGAAGCGTTGTATGCGCTGCTTGAAACTAAAGGTGTTGGCGGAGAACGTTACATGCCAGAGCCACCGAAAGCAGGTGAAGGATTAGTAATTCCAACGCTGCCAATTACGCCGATTCTAGAAACGCCAGCGTTGCCAATTCCAACGATACCACCAGCACCAGCCATTCCTACGCCGACTCCGCCGATTCTTCAAATTAACAGTCCCTTAGTTGTTGTCGAAGGCTCAGCCGATAGAGCCACAGCAGAACTTGCAGCGAACTTAGTTGCAGATAGGCTAAAATCCGTTATTGTGGAAGCATCATCTTCGGGTGCTCCAGCAACTAGCAAAAGAATCAGATTCGGAAATGTCGTCGGGTGAATTAAATGCAACTTGCTGAACAAGTAAGAGACCTTTTAGCAGAGGAAAATTTCCTAAACCAAGGTCCATACGTTGAACAAACTGTGACTGCAGACTGGACTACGAAAACCACGCAATCAGTAGTGTTAACTTCAACTAAAACTTTGCTTGTAGCATTTAAGGCTGAACTATTTGGCATTACAGTAGGAAATGCACGGGTATGTGTCGATGGCGTTCCAATTGTTAGCGCTGGATTAATGAATGGCACTACTGGCTTCGTAGTGGAAAGAGAAGCCTACATAACGCTTGTTGCAGGAACATACTCATTTACTTTTCAGTTAGCAAAAAGCAGTGGAAATGCGGTGCGCTTAACATACGCAAGCATAGGCGTAGTTTCATTTTCCGACCTCGCTAAATCTGATGGCGACGCAACTGTTTCTGTGCCAGCAACTTCTACAGCGACTATAATTACGAAAGTTTTAACATCAAGCGCAGTAAGAACTACGCCTTTAGGCAACATAAAAAAGCATAACTGCATAGTAATCGTCAACGGCTTAAACGCCAGTGATGGAACATGCACAAGCAAAATGTCTGGAACAACTGCTGACAGGCTTTCTTTTAGAATCTACGTTAATGGCGTAGAAAAGAGTTGGACTGAGGCTGTAGACGACGTTCAAACAACCGTTCCAGCAAACGGCGAAGGCGCTTATGGACGCTACGAATTCGTTGCAGACCTAAACACAGAATACACGATAGAAGTCAAATGTTACAACGGTTTTGCTGTAGCCAAAAATGCTAGAGCCTACATCAGCATCGTAATTTGCCCATGGATTCTAATTGCTGCTGAGAACGAGCCATTCTCCATTGACGTTTCACAAGGTAGCACCCTCTACGTGATGCTTGAGCCTTTAAGTCGTAATCCTACAAAATACATTAAACTCGGCAAAGTGCGCAGCAAATCTTTTGGCGAATCAACTGATTACTATTCTTCAAGCAACGGAGTCGACATTTTGGCGTGGACCTATAATTTTGAGACTGTTAAACCAGAAAGTTGCAACTTGGTAGCCTACGGATTCGGAGGCTGCATAAGCCACATCGCCGTCGACGTGAGGTAACAAAAATGACAATAAAACTAACTCAAATTCACACTCAACTAGGCGAAACCGTGCTGCGTTTTGAATACAGCGACGGCGCAGTAACTAAAACAGTTGACATCAATGAAGCGGACTTGCGTGAACGTTTGAAAACCGTCAAAAACATCATTGGACGAAGCCTAACACTTCAAGACGTCAAAGAAACGGTGCTGCAAATCTTCGCTGAAATCAGAGCAGGAAAGAAACCTCTTCGAGAACTGTTTGACTACACACAATTCATCGACGTTGATTTGGAGACTTAGCCATGACGGTGAAACTTAACAACCGAGAACTAAACGTCAAGTCAATAGGCGGCAGCGGCGACGTCGTCGGAACTGAATATGACGCATGGGTTAACGCAGCCTACAAACGTAAACATAAGGCATACGGAAAAGTGCAGCAAATCACCATCGAATTCTTTGAAACCGACGTCCTCTGGGATAACAGCGCAGCAAAAGACTTTCTCAGTCTAATGGCTGCTGGAACAGAAGTAAAACTGTATAGCGACGACCCAAGACGAACCGCAGACACCACAGTTTTCATAAAGCAAGTATCCGACAAGGTTCTGGTCGAAGGAACAGTCAACATGCGCTACTGCACCGTAACCTTGCAAGAAGTTTAAATTTTACAGTAACAATACGTTAAGACGGCGTGTGAGACTGAAGACGGGTTTTCAGTATCCGTGGTCATGGTTCTGATGCTCGCCTTCACTCACACGTCTTTTCTAGTTTTTTTTGAATAGTAACCAAATTTTCGGAGGTGAAAACAAAAGATGCAGAAGAAACTAGCAGCCGTTCTAGTAGCCTTGACTTTTTTGGTCATGGTTACATGCACGGTTGCTGTGGTTTACGCTCAAGACAGCAGCAAACCGTCGCTGGAAGATTTTGCAACAAACTTCGTGAAAGTGTTGCTGCCAGCGATTGTTTCAGCAGTCTTCAATAGCATGTTAGGCTACTTCAGCAGCACAAACCCCGACGACTTTGACCCGACAAAATTCATTGCAACATTGCTAATTGGCATGACGATAGGTGCGATAACAGTCTACACAGGCTGGTCCTACACACAAGCAACGGACTGGCTTGCCAACGCTGGCTTAACATTATGGCTCTACTGGTTTGCGAAGATAATCGCTATTAAGGCTGGCTGGATAAAAGTAAAAACTGCTGTGCAGCCGACGCCGCCAGCACCAACATAGTGCGTTCTCTTTTCAGACGCACCCGTCCTCTTTTTTTTAACTTGCTAGGACCTCGCATATCGCCAACAGTTTTTTCAGTAACATTCGACGCCAGCGACAGCGCTGAACCCTAATCAACATGATGTAAGGCATTACTTTCACCGTCCTCTCTCTAGGGTTTTTCCAAGCCCTACGAATACGACAAGTCAAACAAGACAAATGCGGTCTGTGAAGCGGATTTCCACATAAGTCGCTGCATAGAAACTTGCTTTCTAAATATTGAGAAAAAGGGAAATTGAAAACTTGGTATAAGTCACCTGACTCGTCTTTCAACAGAAGACTGTGTGCTGAACGCCATTGCAGAAAAACCTCTTTAAAGACTTTCATTTGAGCCTTTACTCCTTATCAAGAACTATTTTGAGATGTTTACACATTCTAAGAGATGGTTCACCACAGTCAGTAACACAGACTTCATGGCATATTGGAAAGTCTTTTGTGCAGTAGAATTTAACATTGATTCTCTTCATTTCTACACCTTCTCCTTTCGATAATCGTAAAAGAATGATATACCTAAATCTCCTACGACTTTATGACCGTATCTTTTAGCGTGAATTTTCGCTGTCGCTTGAGCATTTTTGTAACTCGTTGATTTCCATTCACAATCTTCGCACTCAACTACTGCATGAATTACGCCATAGCCATAACTCATTTTTCTTTCTCCTCTATTGGGTAAACGAATGCGTCTCCTTTCTCGTCATACATGATTTTCACTAAGCATCTTGTTAATGAGACCTTGATTATTAAGGTATTTTTGATGTTGTTCTGACTTCTTATGTTCTTCCCAGTCCTCAACATCCACATTACATAAACCACATCGTATCTTTCTTTCTTCAGAAGATTTCATTATTTCTGCACACCTTCTCACCGAATTGTCTGCCATTCTTCTTCGCCTAAGTCTTCTATGACGTCTTCGAGAGGCTTCTTCGTTGACAACAAATCTTTCAGTAGTTGGTTGCGTCGGGCTTGAGAAAGCACAGCGTTTATCCAGCCTCTTCTAGCCTTGTAACGTTTCAGCAGTTTCCATTTCCAGTTGTAAAGGCTCTGTGGGTCTAAACCTAGTTTCATCGCTGCCTCTTTAATGCTGACTGATTTTGCTAGGGCGTCAAAGATTTTTCTCTCAGTTTTCGATAGATACAGGTCCGTTTGTTTTCCCTCAATGTTACTCAATTAATGCTCGATTCTCCTATTTTAAGCATATTAGATTTGCGGTTGCTATCTCTTTTTGGGTTAAGGTTTTGGTGAAAAAAGAGAGGATGAGGCTTGTTTGCGAGCGTGTTTGGTGTATATTATTGTGCAAAAATCACTCACTCCGTTTCAATGCGTGGCGCTATCCAGATGGTTGCTGTTCCGTAGTTTTCTAGGTCCGCTTCCAGTTTCAAAGGCATATCCGTTGCGTAGGAAATAGTGACTACTTGCGACAAAGCAAACAACGCTTTCAACGCTTCCTTGAGATAACTGACTGAATATGTTGACTTGACTTCTGGCTCGCTACACTCAATACTTAATGTTGTGTCGTCTCCTTTCTTGGCTTCTGATTCGTAGAATGGGTCGTCCACTCTGAACAGAAGTTTCTCGCTGTTGCCTATGAGCCTAACCGCTTCGCCTCCGCTGGTGTCCTTGAATATCGTGTTCAAGTTTTCGAGAACAAATCTTCCTTTGAACGTGTGCGTGATTTTTGGCTGTGGACTACTGTATTCTGATTCGTCAGATGGATTTTCTAGGAGCACACGTTTGAAAGTGCGTTTCACACGTTCCCTCAAAACGGTCTCCAGAAAACTGTCTTCAACAAGCCAGCGCACACTCTCACCCTTGTAAGTGTTCTTGAAAACCGACGTTACCAAGTCTGTGACGTTCACCGTGAACAGCATTTTTGGCAAAACTTCTGTTGCGTTAAACTCTTCCATCGCCTCTTTTGGAAGTGTTAAAGTCAACATAGACACTCTTGAAGGGTCCATAACTGTCATGCTCAACTTTTCTGCGTCTACGACAAAAACGGCTTCGTCGCTGAACACGTCGATAAGCTGCAGGATTTTCTTGAAGTATTGGCTTTCGTTCCACTCAAAGAGTGCGTGTTTTGGTTCTGGCGGCGCTGGTGTCACCGTTGGCTGTGGAACTGTTATTTGCTCTGTGTTTTGCTGAACTGGGTCTGGCTGCGTGTTTTGTGGTAAAGTCTCTGATTCACTCATCTCTTTCACCTCCTCCCCACTTTCCCCAACGGTTTACGGTTCAAGAATTGCTGTTGGTCTCCGCTGAACGTGTAGTTCATGTTTCCGATGGTTAAGCCGTCTTTCCCAGCCTTCTCAATGGCTGCTGACAATTCTTTTGCGCTTTCGTGGTTGCGGTAAACCCATGCTGCCTCATCTGGCTTCGCAATTTCTTTCTGATAGGTCTTCCATGGTAGACTGTTGATTTTCGCTAAGTCTAGTTTTGGAATGTTCTTGACGCTTTCTTGCACGTCGCTTGTTCCCTTAACCTCGTCAGTCCATTTGTCAAGTAGGTCCAGCACACGGTTTTTAGCGTCTTCCACAACGTCGCTTCGCTGCTCTGCCAAAGCCGACAAATCAACTGTCAACGTGAAATCTGTTTTCTCATAGTCGTCGCCTTTCTTCAGCGTGATGCTTCTGTGAATGGTTAACTCTTTGAAAAAGTCTGGTGGCGACGCCTTCTCTTCTTGCTTCACGAACTCGTAGGTCTTGAAGAAAACGTCTTTGCTTATGGGATACAGAGCGCCGTTGACGTCTTTGGCTATGAAGTGCGTTGCTTTAACCACAGTAACGTCGTTTCCTTCGGGAATCTTGATTACTTCGCTGTCGCCTTGCACTTCACGAAGTTCAATGTAGCCGTCTTTCTTGCGTGCCTTAAGCCATTGCGGTTCAGACATGCTTTTTCACCTTGCGAATGATGATTTCTTCGTTGTTTAAGACAAACTCGATTTCGTCTCCAGCCTTCACTTCCAAGAACGGCAACACTTCTTTGACGAGTGTGATTTGGTTTTGGCTGCTAACTGTTGTTTGACCTAGAACTCGCTCTTTCATTTGTGCTCGACCTCATAAGTTACTGCTTCAACACGATACCATTTTTTTCCTACTTGAAATTCGCCGATGAAGACTCGATTCGTTTCTTTCATGGCTTGTCACCGACTTGTTTTAAAGTCTCGAAAACGCTGAATGGTATGAATTCCTTGCAGATGTTCGCTAGTTCTGTCGCTTCAAATGGTCGGTCTTGCTCTTCCCAGTTTTTCATTAAAGGTTCAATGGCTCTGAAGGGTGCGCAGACTTTGACGTGACCGCATTTTCCACAGTCATGTTTCACAGAAAAAGAAAGCGAAGGCTGTATCCCTGACGCCCTGGCTTGTTCTGCTGACATCATTGTCTTACCACCAATGGAATGATTTTGTGCAGAGCGTTGTATTGCTGGTTCTTGGTTGTGATGTCTGACTTGTTGTGCCAAATCAGTTGTGTCAAGTCGTTGTAGGCTTCCCACAAAGAGATGTCTTTTAAGGCTACGAACTGCGCTTGCTTCTCTTCAACTTTCAACCATTCTGGCTGAACCGTTTTTGGAAACTTCTTTCGTAGCCGTTCAACCATCTTCTCGGTTAAGCGTTCTTCTGCCAGTCTTTTGTAGCCTTCTAACACGTCGTTTGTGTGATCCATCACCGACAAGATAACGTTTTTCAAGTTGTCGATGACTGGTTGCAGTCCTTTCGTGTGGATTTGTGTGACGCCGAAGATTTCTTGTTTGCCGTAGATTACGCCGTTGCCACAGATGGCTCGGTATGTGAATATGCTTGCTCCGAAACTTGATGAGCCGTCTATCGCATTGAACACGTCGACGCCGATTTTCAGTTTTTCGCCGCCTACTGTATGCTCGTCTTTTGGCATGAAAAGCGCATGCATCCGTGTTTCGGCTTTGTTGTATAAGCGGTTGTCTTTAGGTGCGAACATTCCGAATCGTGCTGGCGTGAAAGGTTGTAGTCCAGCCATTTGTGCTGCTGTCATTGCTACGTTGAATGCTTCTTCATTTGGCAGGAGAACGTAGTATTTGCTGAGGATGGCTACAAGTTTGTCGTTGCGGACGATTGCCTTCCAGTTTGACTTTTCGTCGTTGTAGTCGACGGGATACTGGGTTATGTTGTGTTTCGCCCAAGTCTCGTCGGGATTGCCAAAACTAATGCTGTTCATTCTGGACCGACCTTAGTAGTTTTAACAACTTCTGCGTCGGTGTGGACGAAGATTTTGCCGTTTGAGATAACTACTGCTAATGTAGATTTTATTTCGACTGTGCTGTTTTCCCTTGCCTCGACTTTGCTGTTTTCCCTTGCCACGACTTTGCTGTTTTCCCATGCCTCGACTTTGCTGTTTTCCCATGCCTCGACTTTGCTGTTTCCCC